GGTGTAGTCCAATTAAATGCAGAAATGCAGCCTACAAAACAAAAAACAAATCTCAAAACCAAAGAACCGTGGGGCGCACGGTCTTAAAGCTCAGTTAATGTCCTCATAGAGGAGTCACTGAGAAGCCTACATTCACCTGAAAGGGAGTGTGTGGAGTACGTCACGGGGAATTATTTGAATTGTTTTGGTTGCTTGCCCCTGGATTATTTGCGCGTCTTTCTCTGATTTTTCGTATTATCTCCTTGATATCAGTTGGATTTATAAATTCTGATGCAAGGGTAGTGACAATATCATTATTTAAAGTTCCCGCAATATTCTCCGCAATCCATCCTGATACCGTATCTTTGACAGTTTCTTGGTGTTCTTTAGATGTTCGTTTGATTTCGTTTGCTATATTTTCTGCCAGCATTTTTGTTTTTGCGATCGCGGAAGCAGTTTGAAAGGCTTGATCTAATGCTGCTTTCGCGTATTCTTTTTTGGAGATTTTCGTAACGTGCTTAATCCCATCACTTGCTATAGACCCTAAAAGTCCTCCAATTAATTCGCCGGGCTTACCACCTGTTATACCTCCTAAAACATTGCCCAATCCTTCTCCACTTATTTCAGCGATAAGATTAGTTGCTTCTTCTTTTAAATTAGCATTCTCGCCGGCTATTTTTTTAGCAGTTACATTTGCACCAACTTTAGCCGCTTTTTTAGCTGCTGTAGGCAAATTACTTGCAACTATTCTCGTGCCTACTTTTATAGTTCTACCAACTGCTTTTTTGGCAAATTGTCCACGCGAATTTCTTATGTGTTGCATTGGATTCCACCAAGCATCTTCTCTAGATTGATCGCTGACATTAGCCTCAACCTTCTCCCTAATTTCAGGAGACAACCGAGCCAGAGTTGAATCAATAATTTCCTGTTTTTCTGCTTCTGGCATTGAACCTGCTGCACGTTGAAAACCCTGTTCTGCTACAGTCATCGGGTCTGGGGGGTTATCTAAAATAGTTGCCCCCATCCTATTCAACATTCTTTCATTGGCAGTAAAAGCAGTACACCGACATCCAAAAGCGCAAGTTGGAAATGCGACTTTCCAGAATGGATGATCTGAGCGAATAGCCTTATTATTTAAAGCCAAGTGGTTAGGACGTGGTACAACACTATCACGATGAACCCACACTAAATAAGGACGACGCTGCATAATCTCAGGAGTCATCGCCTGTTGCCACCGTCCAGCCGCATAACTTCTACGAGAATTGGTGTCTAAAATTGTGTAAATTCTGTTGTCGTCAGCTTGCCACCCCTTCCTACCAATTAAGCGCTTGAATTGACGTTTGAAAGTTTCAACGTCGTCACCATTAGTAATTGCTTTATCAACCAACCATTTAGCGTCTTCCAGTAAATCACCGCGAGTTAAGCCAGAAATAGTAAACGCTACATCATGCTGTTCTGCCTTAAAATCCTTCCATGACTTTGTAGTGAATATAAATTTACTGCGGAAATAGGCTAACTGCTCCTCAAATGTTTGCTTAAACCAGTCAGGTATACTATCAGTTTTAAAGTCAATTTCATCATTTTCAGTATCCAGCATCCCAGCTAATTTAGATATCGTAATTGCCTGTTCCAATTGATTCATAAATTGTTTGCTGGACAATGAATCATAGTAGTCAGCAACATTGATATCTTCTAAATTATCCTCACTTTGGATTTTTTTGGTAATTACATTAATCCAGGAATTTATAGATAGAGCGATCGCTCTTTGGTATTTTTCTACAATTAAATCAACTATATCTTCATCTTTTTCGGCATTATCATTTTTTTTTACGGGTTCAAGAATAACACCGTCAGTTGGTTTAATATTGCCAACAATAACGCCATACATTTTTTCAGCCATAAAAAGACTGTAACCATAAACGAATTGCATTAACAAAAGAATATCTTTGTATTCAATTCCTTTTTTGACGCAATCATGAATATCAAAAAAATCAGGATCTAAGGAAAAATTATCCGAAATTACTTCTACTGTCTTTTTACTTATTCCAAAATCAAGTAACTCGCTGGGTTGAGCATAGTTAATCATCTCAATAATCCTCTGTTTCTAAATAATTTGTCAAACTCAGGCAATATATTCGCGTTAAACTCTTTCTCGTCCCAATGCCCATTTCCAAAATCTCTGCTTGTTTTAGCAAGAAGGGTTTGCTTTAATTCTTCATTTCCTGATTTTGTTACAATATACTGTGTATATGCTCTAGCAAAAACTTCTGAAGGATCTAAGAGGTAATCTGCGTGTTGTCTCCATCTTCTTTGCCCAACCTCATCTATTCTCTTGATCGCATCAGAATTTCTTAATGCGTTCATTAATGGTGACATATCTGGCACTTCTTCCTTGGCTTGGTTTATTAGATTGTTATATACTCCCTGATCATTATATCGTGTGACAAAAGTGCCATAACGTTTGTTATCTCCAAATAAAAGTAAATCAATTGTATGCCCCATTTCGTGAATAGTATGAGTTTGCGTAAGTAATTCATTTTCTTTCTTCCCAATATTTTTGTCATCTCTATTTTTTACAGATTGGACATTTATTTGTAAGGTGTTAAAGGATATATCGGCAATACCATTTTCCCCTTTTTTCCCGGATGTTTGTACCATTCCACCTGTAATACCAGAATCATCAATTTTATTAATATCAATTTCAACTAACTTTGACTCTAATTCTTCAAGAGAATGAACTCGATTAATTGTATCTAGTGACGCAGAAATAGCCGATTTAGCAATTTCGACAGCTTCTTTAAACTCTGGAGCTTTTGCTGAGTCTGTTACATAGATATCAGGAGCGTAAGGAATTGCTTCTTGTTCAGCCTTAACTTCCTGTTCACGTTTAACTCGTTCTTGTTCAGCCTTAACTTCCTGTTCACGTTTAATACGTTCTTGTTCAGCCTTAACTTCCTGTTCACGTTTAATACGTTCTTGTTCAGCCTTAACTTCCTGTTCACGTTTAATACGTTCTTGTTCAGCTTTAGCTTCCTGCTCACGTTTAACTCGTTCTTGTTCAGTTCTGGCTTTAGCTTCTTGTTCTGCCTTGGCTTTAGTTTTTTCGATTTCTGGATCTGGATTTCCGTTGCCCGAATTACCTGGAGTAGAACCACCTCCGCGACCTGCTAAAGCTAGTGCAGCCACACCTCCAGCTATTCCTAATGCTGCTACCCCACCTGCTACAGCTAATCCTATCCCTGCACCATTAGGTTTAGATTTATTCTTTTCAGGGTTATTACTTGGCTTGGATTCAGGAGAACGTAGCGATTTAGGAGGATTTTTACGCCAATAGCCACCACCTTTAGCTTCTTTGTTGCTAACCCAGTGATATCCTTTACGCTCATTTACCCTAGAGTCCTCACGGCTTTCTCTGTTCCACTTGTAAGTTAAAACATCTTGGCTTGAACCTTTTTTAATCCCAAATTTATAAGTCCCATATTCGCTAGAAAACTCACCAAAAATATTACCGTTGCCAGCTACAGTCCAGTTATCTAAGCTAGATATTTTCTCTGGATAAATAGAACTAATTGCATCAGTAATATTCTTGTCATTGACTACATTGATTTGGCGATCGCCACTCAACACTTTAGTCCCAGTATCAATTTCTGGGACACTACAACCGCAGTTGTCTTGACGATAAACGCTTAATTCATCAGGTTTGATTGGCTCAATACCACCAAATCTACTAGCACCAGCATGATAAATAAAATTGCTCCTAACATCTTCAGGTGTCCTAAATCCTATAAAGTATTTGTCCTCATCATAAAATCCGGTTTTAGGGTCTAATTGTCTGACTTTGTAACCGTTGGAAGATTTTAAATCATCCCCCACATAAACATCAAGAGCTTTTTTATCAGGAGCATCACCATAAGAACCACGAATATGCCCATAACCACATTTCATCGGTTCACTCATGGGAAAACGCACATCCCCGGCTTCATGAGTTAAACCAATGCTGATGTTATTCCAGTTGAGAACTTTCTTGGGACGGGAATAACTACTGGCATTTAACTCATCTGCAAATCCGCCAACGCCCATTGCATCATATTTAGCACTACCATCAGCAGGTTCATTGGGATTCCATAAATCTTTGACAGCCCAATAAGCAGGACTAAATTTATCTTTATAAGCAGGTTTTCCGTCCTTAGTTCTTACTTCCTGCATCCTCGCTAAAAAACTTTTCTTGGCTTCTGGTGAGTAATTGTGTTTGTAACCTTCTGCTCCATAATGAACCAAAGCAACTTGATTGCCTTCCTTAGCTAAAACCATTCGTTTCTTACCAGCGCGATCGCTGGGCATTGGATTATCTGGTTGCCACCATTTGCCAAGGTAAAATACTTTCCCGTCTTTCTGCTTGAGATTGGAAATATCTACAGCATCGGCACGGTAATCATAGGAATCCTGTTGAACTTCCTCTGGAGGTAATTCTTCCGATGGTGCTTGTTCTTCAGGGAATCCACCATAGCCACCATAGGGATCTTGCGCTTGCTGCTTGGCTTCATCCTGTTGTTTCTTGAATAAAGAATCATCAAGGGTAGTTTCAATAGAGAACCCAGACTTACCAAATCGGGATTTTCTCACTTCCTCAATCAACAACACTCCAGCAGAAATATAAGTCTGATCAGTTGATGCCATTGTAGCCATGTTTGAGATTTTTTCAGCTTCACTCTCAACCATGAGATTGTGAAACTTAATACTCCATCCCTTAATTAATTCCCCCTTGGTCGGTCCCTCTTTACTCAGGAATATTAGTTTGAATAATCCGCGTAATTTCTTCCTCCACTTGCTAGTTTGGAAATCAGCGATCGTTGAAGCCCAATCTTTTTGCTCACTTTCACCAGATGCTCCTAAACCTGATGGAGATTCACCAAATAGTTTAGTGTGAGGAATATCAGAAACACCAATAAAATTGTCTCTTTGTTGGTTTGCAACTTCGGGAACACCTGCAAAATTTCTGCTGATAAATTCCATAGATTCTTTTTCGGCATCTATGATCGCACCACCAATAACACTAAGCATTGATCGGAATAATTTAATTCTCCCCTCTAACAAGAGAGAATCTTTACTCTTCATCATTGCCGATAAATCTTTCAGCTTATAAATAAAAATAGAAGCATCCTGAACCATTGCCCCGGTTGCCTTTAAAGAAGTTTTCCACTCAAGATAATCTTCCCATAAAGCAGCTAGTAAACTTTTTGTCCATCCCTGATTTTTCCGTAGCATATCAGGAGTAGCCCTAATGCCATCGGCATCAAATCTAATGATTCGGCTCTTATCAATAATGTATTGGGGATTATCTTCTGTAACATTTTTCAGACTTTTCCTGACATATTCTGGCAGAACCAACCTATATTTATCAGGACGCAAAGGGTTAACGTCTGTCAATGCTAAAACAGGCTCTACTTTATATCTATCTAAAACTTCTAATTTAACTATTTTTTTAAGATTTTTAATATCAATCGGTTCGTAGGCTGGTTTTTTATCATCAACAATAATGATAATTACTGCACCACCGTAAACGTTGGCTTGGAATTGAGCCTCATTAAATGCTTCTTCTACTTCCAAATCATCATGTATATCATTAAAATCTTCCAGGATGTCGTCATCACCATCCGAACCTAAAGTTAATTCCCAGCCTTTTTGAGTAGCCGCATCTACCTTAGCTGACACTACCCGATTTAAAATTAAATGTTCTGCTAAATCTTCTAGAGTTTGTTGCCCCCAATAGCCAACCCCATGCGGAATTGTCTGCGTTGTGCGATCGCTCCCAGTCCCCATTTTTGTCAGAAGATTGGACATGGTTGCATCAAACCGAATGTCTGACACTTCATCGGCTGAATCGGCATTAAAAATATCTAAAATATCTTCTGACATAGAGGTTTTTATAGATTACTGATATTTAATATCATATCAAATTAAGTTAAATGCCAATAAAAAAGCCCCTACTACGGGGCTAATTTTTAATTATTTTATTCACATTCGACGCTCAATAAGCGATCGTCTGACAATATCGCTACTAGCAGAACTGGCAACTTGGGCTAGTTGGAGAAGTTGATCAACATTGGCGATCGCTTCACTTTCCGATAATTTTGGCTGATTATTAATTGCCTCTCTGTAATACCACTGCTTTGGGGATAACAGCGATAAACCAGCATCTTTTACTTGTTGCCTCCATCCATCTTCGGGGAGGATTTCTTCTATGCCATGTCCTTCGTATAATAGTTTAGAACTTGAGGGCATCCAAGATCCCATCGTTTCGGGGTTGTAGCGAAGTCCTTTGAAGCAAACTTCGTCATACCCCATCTTTTTTAATTCTGGCAGAAATGAGATATCGCTCACACCAGAAATATAAGGATGCACCATTGGGAGTGCTTTCACATTATGTTTTTGGGCTAATTCTAAATTAGCCAATAATCTTTTAGTTGCGATTCTTTCGATAGTTTCAGCACCAGTTATAGTCACCACCAAATAAAAATCTGGAATGACTGCTAACTGCTCCATAAACTGATTTGTAATTGGCCATTTACTAACTACAGTTGTTAGCTTGGATTGAGTAGAAACTTTTTCAATCCAGTGCCAGAAATATTTTCTTAAATCTGACATCAAGCCATCTGTAACCGCAGTCCAGCCAGCAAAATCTCCCTTGAGAAGATGCCAGGGGAAATTGTAGAAGCGATCGCTTGTCTGCCTGTCTTCATTGATCCAAGGAGGCACATTCATAAACGTGCAAGCCTTATTTACTCCCACTAACCCATTTGTCCATTTGGCAGTTCTATCAGCGTCCAGTTCTGTTACGTGGCAATATTTACAAGCCACCGGACAAGCTGGAGAACCAACTTCAAATTTAAAATGCGATACCATCATCAAAAACTCCTATTAATTGTTGAAATAATTGTTCTTCTGGTAAAGTTCCGTCATATTTACACCAATTGCAACGATCATTTTTAATCACTTCAATTAACAACGGAAACCTTTGTCTTTCTAATAGAGTGCGACGGGCGATCGCTTCTTTTTTATCACCACGTCGCAACATTCTTTTTTGACTTTCCTGGAAAGAAATATCTAGCCAAACAATAGATGCTAATATTTCTAATCCTTAAACATTAACTAAACTATGATTCAAGATTTGTACTGGACTCATGCCAACTGTTACTTGATATTCTGGAGGCAGAACATCCTTGAACATTGACAGAAAACAATATTTGCAATCAAAACACTTATTTGCGGGGACATATTCACTCCATGCCATCCAAGAATTGATGCCATAGAGATTGAACTTACTCTGAAACTTGGGGTGAAAGCGCACATTGCCACCCTCGCCGGGAGGAACTAAAGGATCTGTTGCCAGCATCCCACCAGTTAAGAATCTGGCTAAACTCATTTCTCCCCATGTGGGGTATGAGCCGTCCCATCCCCGGATATTGATATAAGGCATCCCCATGTCTGGGGCTTTGGGACAGTTTGTGCAGCACAAGGAGCATTGACTTCTAATCTCCACTGGGCATTTTTGATATCGTTCGCTTGCTGTGTGGACTTCCACTTGAAAACCTAGATATTCTAGGAGTTCAATACTATGGGGAAGAGGTTTTACAAATTGTGCTGTGCCTTCACAAGTGCCTTGAATGGGACATGAAGCGCAATCCACAAAACCGGGAGCATTGTAATAGGGGTTTAGACTGCGTTTTTTACCCATCAAAGCAGACACCGCACATTGAGTACGAGTCCAGTAGGGGATATTTAACTGAGTAGCCAACTCTCGCATTAGTTTTGCTGATGCTTGAGAATTTAACTTGAGTGTCCGCATCCACTTCTGGTCGTCTGGGGCGGGGACATCTTCTAGTCCTGCATCCATTACAACTTGCTCATCACCACGAAAACCAGAGGAGACAATCGCATGACAACCCGAATCAACACTACGAGCAAACATCTCCGTGATTGTTTCAGGACTATCATTTACGGTGTGGATGATGGGGCGGATGTAGGCGATCGCCTTTGCGCCACACTCCCTAGCAGCTTTTAAAGTCCGATAGCGGGGTTCTGTGGGTGCTGGTTCTCTATCTTTGGGGAGATGGGAGATAGAAGCAAACACGAACAGATTAAGATTTTCAGACCAATAAGTTAATCTTTCACGCCACCAAGAAGACGATAAATCGCCTTTGGTGATAATTGCCACAGCACCAGTATGGCGATCGCTCACCAACTGGTTTAGTTTTGCCTCTGTGGAGAGGCGGAGAATACTAGGGTCTGCCAAATTATTTATAGAGACTGGCAAATCTCTTAACAATTTTTCCCACTCTTGACGCATAATATTAATTAACTCCTATTGCTAACTTTGGATAAACTAGGCATTTGGGATGCTCTAGTGGTACGAAGGGATTGTGTAGGCTCTCAACCAACAATCCTTCTGATCCACTTTTAAAGGTGTGAAGTATTCCCCTTGGCATCCAGACGCGAACGCCTCCAACCAAGGGAAAAGTTTGAACTTTCTTGTCGCGGTAGCAGATAAAATCACCACTACCTTTAATTACAGTTACACAGCGATCGCTTGCAGGGTGCGTGTGTAACCGATTATCTTCAGTAGAATTAGCAGGAAAATCCACCAATAATCTACCGAGTTGATCTGGAGTACAATCAAGCAAGATTGCTTTCATGTACTCTTCATACTCCACCCAGTCAAGATGACCGGGGATGATTATTTCAGGAGGATCAACTAACTCCCAAAATAAATTACTATTCCATTTTTCTAAACATTGTTGCTTCATATTAAAAAGGCATATAAAATATATGCCTTAAAAATTAGTCTGTATAACCAGCTACAATAACAGAGATTATAGTAAGTTGTCAAGCATCTTACTGTAATTATTTTAAAATTAGCTGAAACATTGATTATGACTACAAAAATCACAACTCTTGAGAAAGAAACAGAGACTTGGATATTTATTCAAGTCAGGGGAAAAGCAGATAGGCTTGATTTGTTGCAAATGACATTCCCGGAAATTAACGGAACAAAGGGATTGATTATATCGTGCGGAAAAATACCTTATTGGTTAGCAGCACCTATAATCAGTCATTATAGAAATAGATGCAAATGGCAAGCGATCAAAGAAGCGGGTAAGACCATAGCTATTGTGACGACATCATTTGACCCGGATACACCTGTAGCAAGTGAAATACCAGCAAGCATGAATTGTCTTGTCTGTAATTCTGATTTAAGAAGCGATGCAATTTACCCATATTGTGAAGCCCACAAAAATTACGCACCGGAAAGACAAACTTATCAGAAGAAAAAATAATTAATAAAGCGATCGCACTAACAACAAATAGGCGATCGCTTTATTAATGAGTTAAAATAATTCAAGTATTGAAAGTAATTAATAATTATGTCAATCGGAACTATTTCATACGATCGCCCCGCGAATAGCACAGTGACAGCAACTACTTTAGAGACAGATTATCAAATAAGTTTCCCTTTGGCGAACAGAGTTAGAATCACTCAGAATCTAACTTTAGATCCTGCTGCTGTTCCCCAAGTTTCCACAGTAACATTATCGGCTGGCTCAAATGGCGACGATATTGCTGTTCATTTAACGGTTGGCAGCACAACTTGGATTTATCGTCACGTCAAGGCTGCTGGTGACACAGTGACAACAATGGCTGCTTTCTTGGCAACTTTGATTAATACCAATCCTAATGTTGCAGCCACATCATCTGCCGGAGTTATCACTATCACCAGTGCCATCCCTGGTCAAGCATTTACATTGGCAAATACAGACTCTACTACTGTAGGCAACGTTGTTATTGCCACGACTACTGCTAACTCTGGCACAGCACTACACCGAAAAGTCGCAGACATTGATGTTACTTTCGCTGTCAATGCCAACAAATTCCCCACAATTACTTTAGGCGGAAGCTGGTATAACGGTGCCGCCTCTCCTGTGGTTGTACTTCCTGTTTCTGTTTTGTCAACGTCCGGTCCACGATCTATTGACACTTTGCAAACTGACGCAGGTATCGCAAGAGTATAATGACTAAACAATTCTGTCGGGCTTGGCTAGAAGTTAAAGGGAAAGTCGTTGACGCGATCGCACTCAACACTTCTATTAAACTGTCTGAAACTGAATTATCAATGACGTTTCAGGGTAATAGCCAACCCGCAGAATTGACCTCAATTGCGGCTGGTTCAAATTTTGTCGTGGAAGAAAATTCTATAGTTACAGAAATATTAGAAACTAAAGTTAAAAATAAAGTTGGTAAATTAAAGTTTTCCGGTAGTAGCGATTTTAAAATTCATTCCATTGATAGCGCGATCGCATGGTACTTGGTAGGTGAAGGTGAGAAGGAAAGTGAAGCTAAGGGTTTAGAGATTGTCAAAAAGTCAGAAGTTAAATTTGATGACCAAATTGCTATATCCCAGGATGGGAGAATATTTGTTAGTGAAAATGTTAATGATAAATTGGTAAAAATCAGGACTGATATTTGTATTCCCCGACAAGTAATGACAATGCCAATACCGTTACCTGAGATTAAAGCACATTTAATTTATGTGGAAAATAATGCTGTTTGGTATTCGGGAATTGTGGGTAAAGTTATTAATAGTGATTCTAGTCTTAGACAACAAAAGAAAGTTGTGATGCAAATTTCTGAGAGAACAGTTGAAGTTGTAAATTGACAATAAAAAAGCCCCATGATAGGGGCTAAATTAGAATTTTAAACTATCTTTCAATATGAGAAGTATAGTCGTCTAATGCGTGTACCTCTTCTAAAATTTCACCAATTAACTCATTGACTCTTTCAATTTTTTGATCTCTAAATTCACGCAGTTTTCTCGAAAATTCGGGATTATCTATTTCCCATTCTTGCGCTACGTCCAATAGATAAGATGCTCTCGCTTTATACTCATCTATTGAATCCTGATCAAAGGAATCAAAATCTAAAAATTTCATGCACTCCTCCTTAAATTAACTCCAGTAAAATTGTTAACGCAGATTGGATAGACGCGATACCTTCGGTCAGCTTTGCGATCGCATCCTTAATCATTTTCCGTTCTTTCTTGTCCGGTTTACCAGACTTTGATAGTAGAATTTCACCATCAGCGATCGCCTTTAGTAATGCTGAAATGTTAGGGCGATCGCCCCATAGGCAGCCAAACTCCAAAGCTTTTTGTTCAAGTTCGGCTTTGTGTTCCCAGGAAAGGGAGAGCGTTATACTCTCCTGTTTTCTACTCAATTTGACTCCTCTAAATCACGCAACTTTTTGGCTTTTCTTGTTTCACTTAATTTAGTAAAACCGTTCTTAATTAAATCTGCTTCTGTGTCGTCGGCAGACAACAGGAACCGACCTTTAGTCTTAGCCATTTCGCTTTTTATTCCTTCTCGCCCCATTTCTTATCTTGATAAGAGATATGGCTTGAGATGATACGTTGTAGCGTTCTGCCAATACAGAATATTTTTCTATACTGGCAATTATTTCTTCGTGATCTTGGCAAGTTAATTTACCCGATCCACTTATTCCAATTCCTGTAGGGTTGGGAGGATTAACACGAGAGTTTGCAGCGCACGAGCGACATTTAGTGCTTTTTCCCTTAACTAAAACTGCGTGCTTTTGCTGGGATATTTCCCCACACTTGCATTCACACTCATAGTAAGAATGTGAGTGAGATGTTTCTGAGGCATGAACAAACTTTATAATCCTCCAATCTCCAATCATTGTTCCGGGGAGGAGAGGATTTGTGATTGTTTTCATATTTTTGCTTTTTGCGAATGCGATCGCATTAACTAATTAAGCATTCTCTACAACATAGTTTGCGTATTCGCTAACTGAATAACCAGCGATCGCATTTGTTTTCTAGATTTCTACGTACAATCTGTCGCCATCAACGAAGGCATCAGTGGGTTTGAATTTTCCAGCTAATTCATATTCGCACTCATCATCACTTTTGAAGTACAACTGAGTCAATTTCTCGTTCGTTCTCCCGTAATATTCGCCGTATTCATCTTGCTCTAAATTAGACACAGAGACGACTTCTTTATGTAAATGCTCAAACATCACTTGCTTAGTTTCTTCTTCAAGCTTGTTAATGATTGCTTGAGAAATTTCATAATCACAGCGATCGCTTTCAACTTCTTCGGCATCATTTTCAGGGTAGGAAAAAATATAGTCTGAACCATATTTACGAGGTTCGCCCCGCACTTCAATCATTCTTGCAAACCATTCAGGCTCTTGGTCTTTTAGATAGCTGTCAACGAATACGTCAGCCTCTAAATTGATTACCGACTCTGGTGAATACCAGGATTCGGGATTAAGAACGACTTTGCGAATTAAGCTATAATCACCTTCTAAAATCTCAGTAAAAGCGTACCACAATGCTTTATTGAAGTCTTGGGAGTATCCATCACATTTACACCCAGGTGAATCACCCAACAACACATTTATGAAGAAAAATTGGTAGGGATTGGGGTGAAATTCATTTCCCGATTCTGATGCAACGGAAGATAGCATTACAAATGTAGCCATGATACAATACCTTTAAACGATGTTTTACTTAGAGGCTTGGGCTTGCCCCCCTTGTCTCTACATTTATAATATTACACTTATACTTTATCCTTGTCAATAGCAAAGTGTCCGTATATTTAAAATATGTATATTCGTTTGGATTTCAATGATTCCGACTATATTTTATTATTCAAACATGACATCCCTGCCCACCGGCACAAAATAATCAGGGCATATCATGTTGAGCTTTTACAGAAAATATCAGATTCAGGATATCCGGTATGGCCGCCTGAAGCAGCAGATGAAATTTACCAGAATTTTAGTCTGCACATCAAAAAATTATTCTCAGTTCTAAATCTAAAAATTAACCCCGACGATCTAACTCCTACCAGTCGTCACCATTTCTGCATCTGCACTGAACCAGTAGGAGATAGTGAAACCTACCGCCCCGGTTTATCACTACTAGAGCAATTAATGGGCTTCTCTCTAAAAGAAGTCCCACCACCAGACCCCAGTGCGCCAGAATATCCCACAACTGGAGATGAGGTTCTTGATGTCAAAGTGGACTTATTTTTAATATTTAAACGCCATGCCCCTAAATTATGGGAGTCTCACAGCTTGGAAGAATTGGCTTTGATGAGCCGACAAGCCAACGAGAGAATGCGAGATCCAAATCAGGAGTCGGACAAAGATTGGGCTGACTTCAAAGAAGCGATGGAAGAATTGCCAGAATTATTCATACAAAGCAAAGATGCTATCTTGTTAAAATTAGAGCAGTTGAATATTTGTATTCCCCATGCCTTCTAATTTAAGTCCTTACGCCGAACTATGTGCAGATTTTTTCACCACACTCAACACCCGCTTTGTTGAATTATTTGAACTCAAAACTTTCTACTCAGAGGATAATATTCTCCCAGGTGAAAGGTATGGAGTTATCACCCTAAATGGTATTGGACCGGATAGAGATAAAAGTTATGGGTCAGAAGTTCGTGGAAGTCATCAAATTTTGTCTATGCGAATGGATTTAATTCTCAAGTCAGGAATTAACACAAGAGTTGAAGGTGAAGCCGAAAAAGCCCGATTAATGCTAGACTTACATCATGGTATTCCTAAGTTAAAGGAGTATTATGATAATGATGAATTAGTAGGTGAAATCAGAACAGATGAAAATTTCTCAGGAATTTTAGCCCAAGCAAAACGCCCCCAAGGTAATGTTGCTAATTCTCCAAATTCCTGGATTGCTACTGTCACTTGTTCGGCGATCGCTCTAATTCTAATCAAGGTTGATATTAACGGTTTGCATTTAATGAGGTAATTCATGGCTGTTTTTAAATTACGTGGTCAATCATATCCAATTGCCAATGTTGGTACTTTGGGTAATAAAATTCAAACTTGTGCTAAAAATGCTTTTGCCTCACCTGCTGACGATGCGATCGCTGCTTACTGCGTATCCCGCGCTTGTCCCTCTATTCCTCCAGAAATAGCCAGTTGGAATAGCCAATCAGATTTTATATTCACCCTTGATGAATATGAGTTTGCAATATTCACCGGAGCATTTTCTTTAGCAGCATTAGAAAAGCAATTAGAAAATGCTACTGATTCTACTCAAAAAGGTATTATCAATCAATCAATTCAATCTATAAAATCCAAACTTGGTAATGTAGAATATGAGATGAATCAGGCGATCGCTGCTGAACTCTCAAAATCATTAACTGTAGTAGATGTAAAACCTCAAGCAACTATTTCTCAGGACGAGATTGATAAACATGAACGAAATTTAGTTCGCATGGGAGTTCTAACAGAAAAAGAATTGAACGAAGCAAGGTTGCAAGCGATCGCTGTACAACCTTCTGAAGAAAGTGTAATAACCGAAGAGGAACAGCGATGGTTAAATGAACGCCGAGCAGCAAGAACAGGAGCAAGAATAGTAGAGGAAATTATCCAATAATGACTAAACCAAAAGTTACCGAGGGGAAGATATCAGACTTAATTCCTGATGATAGAAATGCTAACAAAGGCACTGAACGCGGTCGTTACATGATTGAGCGATCGCTTACTACATTAGGAGCAGGTCGTTCAATTGTAGTTGATAAAAACGGTAAAATTATTGGTGGCAATAAGACCACTGAAGCCGCTTTTGAAAGTGGAATTGAAGATGCAATTTTTATCGAAACCGACGGTAGTAAATTAATCGTCCATAAACGAATAGATTTAGATTTAGATGAGGATGAAAAAGCTAGACAGTTGGCGATCGCTGACAACAGAACTAGCGAAATTTCCTATGCACCGGACGCTGAAATACTAGCTGAATTAAGCCAAGAAATTGATTTAACTGATTATTATTCTGAGGAGGAAATAGACAACCTTCTGAAAGACATAAATCAGGATAATGGTAAATTGTTTGGAGGAGGTGCGCCTCCAGATGATAACAAAGAGATTGATGAGGACAAGTTAGGGGAAACAAAACATACTTGTCCAAGTTGCGGTTTTAAGTATTAGGAAGTGGCGATATCTATGATCTTAGATATCGCTTATTAAAATTAGTAAAACAAATTATTTACAATGAATCATAAATATACTGTAGTTGATTCGTTCAGTGGTTGTGGTGGTAGTAGTTTAGGATGGAAGTTAGCGAATTTTAAAGAACTTCTTGCAGTGGAATTTGACCAAGATGCTGTTACCACTTTCCGCATGAATTTTCCTGAAGTTAATTTATATGCCGGGGATATTGCCACTTTATCGGGTGAGGAAGCATTAAGAATTACTGGATTAAAACCAGGGGAATTAGATGTGTTCTCTGGGTCCCCTCCGTGCCAAGGATTTAGTACAGCAGGTAAGCGAGAATTAAACGATCCTCGTAATTCTTTATTCAAAGAATATGCCCGATTACTAAACACTTTTAAACCTAAAGTTTTCACTTTTGAAAATGTCGGTGGCATGATTAAAGGTCACATGAAACAGGTTTATTTGCAGGTCACAAAATTACTGCGGGAATCTGGCTATGAGGTCAAAGGACAAGTGATGAACGCTTGTTATTTTGGTGTTCCCCAGGGTAGAGAACGAGTAATTATAATTGGTGTCCGCAAAGATTTAGGGATACCACCAAGCCATCCTAAACCGTTCACTAGAACTATATCTGTGTCGGAGGCTTTCAAGGATTTAGTTTGCGAACCAGATGCTAAACCTTTGAGTCCTTATTATGTTAAATATTGGCATCAAACTAAGCCGGGGAAATCATTTGGTAAATTTGCTAGTTGCAAAAAATTACATCCTGATCGCGTGTCGTTTTGTCTTCCTAAGCATAATCATAGTTTGTATCATTGGGCAGAACCTAGATGGTTGCATACTGGTGAGTTAAAACGTATTTCTTCATTCCCCGATGACTTCAAATTTACCTCTTGGAAAAATGCGGCTAATCGTATGGGAAACTCAGTTCCACCACTAATGATGAAGGCGATCGCTGAACACATTCGTGATGAAATATTGAGCAAAGTTTAGTCATTTTAGCGGTTGCTTGTAAGGGCGATCGCTTAACTATTTCTACTATTATTTGTGGTATAATTAATAAATGCCCTCGCGGGATAGTGTTGACAGCACTGAGTCCCCAGGGCAAGTAACCTGAATCAGAGGTCACATGAATAATATAGCAGTTTTTGAGTTTGAGTCAAAGGAACTTGAAGTAGTTGTTATTGACAACAATCCTTGGTTTAACGCTTCTCAGTTTGCTAAAGCACTAGGATATACTAATCCGTCAGAAGCTATACAGGACAATGTTTCCGCTAAATATAGCCAGCAGCTAGATTTAGGAAGACGGGGTAAAAAACCTATTTTTATTAGTGAGCCAGGATTGTATCAGCTAATCATGAGATCAAGCCTTCCTAATGCTGAGAAATTTCAGGACTGGGTGTTTGAAGAAGTTTTACCAAGCATACGCAAGACAGGCACTTACTCAAAAGACTCTCACAAAGTCTTAGGAGCATACACGGAAAGAGTAGAAGCTATGTTTGACGCTGCCAATAAAATACCTGAAGGTTATTGGTGCGTACTTCATGAGTCGGCTAACTTGCTAATTTGGGTAGAAGCTAAACTCAAGTATCCAGTAGATAGACATGATCTGCTTGATGGTAGCATCGGTATTCACTGGTCAAGATATCGCGCAGGAAAATCATGGGCTGGCGATCGCATTAGATTTGATTACCGTTTTCCTGATGGGCGTCCTTGCCATCCTTGGTGTTATCAAGAGCAGGAATTATTGCATTTTAGAGAGTTCTTGAGTAGTAAATATAAGCCGATTCTACTGCCTCGATATTTAGAAGATAAATACCCTGGTTTAGTGAAAGCTTAAGGTAGGGGCGATCGCTAAAATCAAAACATGAAGACAGCGATCGCTAAAACTCACTAAACATTTTCACTAAAAATCACTAAGAATAAGCGCGTTACGATCCGCTAAATGATGCTTGATCCGGGGATCGCGTATTGCACTATATAGATCATTACACGATCCGCATATAGCGGTTTTTTACTAATATTTAAAAACTGATAATTGCGGTTATTTCCTAACATTAATTACGGTGTTTTATCACGATATAAAAATTTTATGCCGTGATTTTTTAGTGATTTTTTATTGCCTACGGTACGCTTAGGTGAACCGATTTCTGATTATATAAACCGTGATTAATTGGTATTGAATGACTATATATATAGTGATTAATTAATAGTAGTACAAATGCTCAAAGCTATATATAGCAAGTGTTCTAAAATAGTTTTTGTAAAGTCTTGACAATGTTTATGGATTGTGTGAACATAGACACAATCGAATAAATTACAAGTGAAAGAAAAATGAAAACTACACAATATAGTCTCCTGGAATTATCCGATTTATTTCATGCCAAGCAAATTGATATGTTGTCTAATGAGTCTGTCGAGATAACATTAGATGATAAAAGTGATGTGTCTTGTATTGAATTGTTAACTCATGATGACTGTAACTACTTTGTTATTGCTAATAATGCAACTGGGTTAAATGAATCATTTTGGACTACTGACGATAGTCACTTTATAACCATAACAACAGTAGAGGAAACAACGTTAAATGAATCATTTTGGACTACTGACGATAGTCACTTTATAACCATAACAACAGTAGAGGAAACAACTGTAGAGGAAACAACTGTAGACAATCTAGATATTAACGCGATCGCTGTAACCAATGAAGAAATAATTCAAGACCTTCAAAATAAAATAATTGCAGATGGTATAAATGCAGTTATGGATCTATGTTCCGAATTTTCCGGTATTGAATTGCTGGAATTATGCCAAAAATTACAAACTATGGCGGTTAGAAAGATTAAAACTGAGATCAAAACTGAGAACAAAAAAACCAAAGTAAATAAACCAGAAACACAAACCGAAAAAAAAGAGCGCGTAAGCGCCAAAAACTTTAAATATTACGATCTTCTAAAATCGTGGCATGGTGTACCAACTGATAAGATTATCGCAGATAAGTTAAACGGTGGTTATAGTTCATCTGTGATCAATGAGGATAAACGAGTAATAAATGTACTAATGGGAACCGATCCAAAATTAGAAATTAGTCAAGATTGGGCTAATTATATTATCGGTTACTGGGAACAAAATCCTGATACGACCTGGGTTAGGTTGCATTATTGCTTTGCCAAAACTAGCAAGTCTAACGGGGCCAGGGATTGTCAAGATATCGGATTGCTATGTAATTACATCGTAGATAACGGTGTATCCAAGGAAGACATAGAAGCAGCGATCGCGTCTCAGATCGCGTCTCAAAATTAGAACCAATTAATAGATCGTTATCTGATACATAACGATCTATCTCATTAGTCAATCACAACTTAACAGGAATTAAAATCATGACAGACAACAGAGATCGAATCATAGAATCACTAAAAAGTCAAGTTGCAGAACTTAAAAAAACAGCCGAGCTATTAGTTGAGTTAAATCAAAATAGCCAAGACGCTATTAATAACCTAAAAAACTATTTTGATAATTCTCAGAAAATTTTGGCTAAATTGCAGTTAAGCAATAACAACGCAATTAATAGCGGCATTGAGTGCCAAAAATTAGAAACTAAATTAGTTGAGGTTGATCAATCCGATATCCCACCAACTAGCACTCCACCAACTTCTAAACCACCAACAAACACTCCACCAACTAGCACTCCACCAACTTCTAAACCACCAACAAACACTCCACCAACTTCTAAACCACCAACTAGCACTCCACCAACTTCTAAACCACCAACTAGCACTCCACCAACTTCTAAACCACCAACTAGCACTCCACCAACTAGCACTCCACCAACTTCTAAACCACCAACAAACACTCCACCAACTTCTAAACCACCAACAAACACTCCACCAACTTCTAAACCACCAACTAGCACTCCACCAACTTCTAAGCCACCAACAAACACTCCACCAACTAGCACTCCACCAACTTCTAAACCACCAACAAACACTCCACCAACTAGCACTCCACCAACTTCTAAACCACCAACAAACACTCCACCAACTTCTAAACCACCAACAAACACTCCACCAACTAGCACTCCACCAACTCAGTCCACTAAATAACTAACCACAATACAGCACTATTTTAGTGCTGTATTCTACTATCAAGAAATTATGGAACTAATCACAAATCTAATCAACAATATCAAAACTACATTAGACAATTTAGAACCACTAATCAACTCGATATCAGATAAAACAAAAGATAGATTAGAACGGATAATAGTAGTCTATCTGGGAACTATCAACAGTCAGATCCCGATGTATTCCTCAAATTTTCACTATTTTGGATATTCCTACAAATACGGAATTGTCCGCGTATCGTGCCAAAATCCAGGATACAAAAGCGGGGATCTATTGTCCGGCACTTATCACGATAAGCAGAATTATCTATTCTCTGGAACTATTCACAAAGTTTATTAACTATGGAACTAATATGGAACTAATAACGGATCTAATATCTAGCATCCAGATAACGCTAGATAGTATCAATAAGACTGTTAAAAAGTATCAGTCACAGTCAAAATCAAAAGTCAGTGACAGCAATTTTCAAAAATTATGCGACGACATAATGAATTCAGGTAGAGCCGAAAGAAGTAGGTGGGAACACATTAAGATCGCCGACTTTCAGCAACACCTAGAAGATAGGGATCTAATAAAAAAAGTTCATAGCGCACCTGGTCGCTATGCCGAAATATCTGGGAAGGTATGGTTCGGTAGTGCCGAATATGATTTTTCGTTCCTAAGAATCAACGGCAAAGAGTTTACCTTCTATAGTATCTATGATGATCACCTAACTATAGAAATTCACGTTACCGCAGATCATCCAACCGCAAAAATTCTACTATTAAAATAAGAGAATATCAACTATGGAACTAATAACGAATCTGATATCTAGCATCCAACTAACGCTAGATAGCATCAATAAGACTGTTAAAAAGTATCAGTCAAAATCAAAAGTCAGTAGCGATCGCAAGCTACAGATCGCTATCAAAACAGCCCAGGAAATTTGCAGTACCTACGACGCGGTACAACACGGGATCGCCGTTGCTGCACAGCAAGAGGGTGAGAGATACGCCGCGATATCGCTAGAACTGCAAATACAGGGATACGATCCCTATGTATGCCGTCCCAAATATCGGTACTGGACAGAATTTTGTCCAGACGTAGCTATAGGTGTCCTACATACCTTAATGGGAGAATACAGCACACCCGCACTTTTAAACCTGATTAAAAAATTGGTAATAATCGTCAAGCCGTTCCGCGCTCATACACCGGAACAGATAGAGACAAGATCGCTTGGCATCAAACCCTACAAATTCAATTCCTACGCGGTATGGCATAACTCATTCTCAGATCATGGTATGAGCTATGCACTTTGGAGAGAGTGCGGCTTTGAATAGCTTGGCGCGATCGCGCCACCTCAGAGTCGGAGTGCGATCGCCTAACCCGGAACATTTATAAAATCATCTAGTACCGGGACTAGATCAAAAGTTAAAAACATGGAAACCAGAGAAATAGTAACTTCTTACTTTACTAAACACAGTGAGATTATAGATTCTTGTGTAAGCGATCGCTTTTATGAAGTGATAGAAGGATGTTTAGAGATTGAACACAACATCAAAATAGACTGGTTTTCTACTACGTCAGGCTTGCTTTATGGGGAAACCGAAGACGGTTCTACTATTACTTTTTACTGTCGTCCCTGCTTAGATATCGAGAATTATAACTGGCTTTGTTATCAAATCGTGTTGCAAATATACCCACAAGATCATCCTATTCACAAAGATTATTCATGGGTTTATCATCCCTACTTTCACTATTACTCAATAGGGTTAGGAGATGCTGATTTTCTCGGTGATACAAACAGGGAATCATATCAAGCCTATCTACTAGGTTGCAGCGATCACTTATTAGAAGCGATCGCGCCACACGCCAAAAGTCCTCTATCCTATTAATAGCAATGCTTTTAAGATATCTTCTCAGATATCTTGACATCTATTAGCTAGTGTGAGATAGAAAGAGAAAAATTAATTAATCGCTCTTGTTTGATATAAATGAAAAGCATATAGTCCTCAAGTATGCTTTTTATACAATTATGTCGCTGAAATACTCAATCAAAGTTTTATATTAGAAGTGCTTGACAAGTGCTTTCACTTCTGATATAACTAGATTATTGAAGCAAAGAGAGAACAATTTATAAATCAAAAGGCAGGATGCGTCCTGAGAAAACTAACATCCTGCCTGAGTTCATAAACATAAACCTAACTGGAGTATAGCATCATGTCTTTAACAGCAACCCGTTTTTCTCGCGCTTTCAGTTCTTCCGAATATTCCGCCATCCTCTTTTTAGAGGAGGCATTGTTTGAAGAAGGGTATTCCTATGATGGTAAAATCCTAGAAGAAATCGAAATTTTTGCCCCCGCCCGTCCCGCGACAGAAGGGGATCTATCCTACCTCAGAGAAATATTTTGGAATGAAGGTATCCGAGGACGGGATCTTAAAAAAGAAATTTATAACTTATCCCTAACCCATGGAGGTGAAAGACTCCTTCATGAAGCAGTCCGCGACTACCAGCAGAAGCCCCTAGCGAATTACGTCGCTAAATACCACTTCAGGAATAAATTGGCTTTGTGGCAAGTGAATGATGCCAATAGCAATGATTTTGCGGTTACTCAGCCGCTGATGGACTGTGGATACTGGAATAACTCTACAGAATTTAAAGCAGAAGCCGATATTCTTTGGGCTTATAACATCCGATGGGTAGAAGATGCAGTCAAAGTATATGAATTAATTCCCCACGTGTGGACAAAGGGAAGAAGCTTAACTAGTCCGTATCAAGTAAACCTTGATCAAGTCGTCTTGGTGGCGACAAATCCCAATTATCGCAACCTGCCTCTGTGGGCAAAAGTTCAAGCCATCAAAGGCAATCACGCATCTAGCCGTCCTGGTGATGTGTGGCGTACTTTGATGCCAGCATTAAAAGCTTGGAAGTGGGATAATTCCATTCCTAAAAGATTCGCGAAACGATTAGGTGAGATGTCTCCTAAGTATCGTGCTTTGGGTGCTGTAGCTTGGTCAATGTGTGAGCAAAACAAGAATGAGTTTTGGAGTCAGTTCAACCAGCTTTGCAAGAATCCTGATGAAGCTGTCAAATTTTTGTTGTTCAATGACTGCGATTCTTGCAGCAGCTATTATTCTCGCGTCAGTGCTTACATCAGAAATCGAGCATTAGAAGTATTGTGGGGGCTTCCTCACAAATTCCTAAATGCTGACATCAGCGAAAAGCACAGAATAAGCGAGGAGGAATCCGCTATTGAACTCCTTGCTAAATACAGCGATGGATTAGCCGGTGTCTGCCGGATGTTGTTCGGATGTGGTGGCAAGCAAGTTCAGAAATTGTTCAAATCATCCTCTCCTGATCATCGGAAGTGGGCGATC